CTGCTCTTTCACTGTCTGTACACAATTTACTAGTCTCGGTTGTACATTTCTCTACAGAGTCATTATAATCAAATATATATAATTCAAAACTATTACTAGACTTATCCCCAGGATCAGAATCCGGCGGGCGATTTGTATCATCATGGTAACCATACTCTGCCATGTGGTACCAACCAAAGATAGCATAGTCATCAAATGTTTTAAACATCATTGCACTATCTCCTGTGCCTGTGTACGCCTCATCAGCATAGATTAAATCAGTATAGAAAGGAAAAATAGTATCAGTTGCAGTCGCAGTATAACCAGCCTCTCCACTACCTAATTGATTGGGTGTATAGTCTGAACAGTAATCTGTATTAGAATTAAATGAACTGCTTGTTAATAGTTTAAGACAACCATTAGTACTCATCAGTCCATAATTGAATGATTCATTGTGCCACTCCCATGAAAAACCAAACTCTGCGGCTACATTACAACCACCGTCATCTGAAAAATCGCATTTTATTACACCAAAATCATCATCCTCAGGCATAGCACTGTAATATAGATCATACAAATTGTATAGAGGTCCATAGTTGTTTGTTGTACTATAGACAGTACTAGTACCATCTGCATTGTATGTGCCGTAATTAGGCGCGGTCTGTGCTACAACCACACTAGATGATACTAACAGTAATAAAAATGATATTATTTTAAATCGTGCCATTCTGCTTCACAACTCTGAGTAGATTTACGTCTCCCTTTAAAGTCAGGTCTAGCACATTTTTCTATGTAAGCGGCTTGATCGTCAGAGACATCAGATATATTATCAACTTCTATTTTATTAGAACTGAATAGACTTAGAACTTTGCTCTTGGTACCTTTCTTTGAATCAGGTCTTCTTTGCTCATCGTCTTCCCATTTAACAGAAGCGGCTGGTCCAATTGCTCCCATGTACGGACAAGGTGTTCCTGCCATTTCCATTGCTTGAAACACTCTAGGATCCTGACACATTAATGACACTGCGGCTACTTTCATACCCATGTCGTATATTGTTTTACTTAACTTAATACGTTCACAGTTCATATCTCTAACAGACTTACCACCTGAGAAACCAAACACTTGACCCTGAAACGCTCCTGACACACCTGTTGTACACAAGTCTTGTGAGTAACTAGACCCGATGCTCGGTGCAATCGCACTTGCTGGTGGTGCCTTAGTTGTTATCTCTTGTTTAATAGTCTGGTTAGTTTCGTTTATATTCTTGTTGGTGTTGTTATTGGTATTGTTATTGGTATTCGTGTTCTCTGACTTGTTATCAGTCGTTACATTAGAATCACTTGTACTGTTGCTAGTATTATTATTGTTATTAGTATTATTCGAGGTAGTGTCATTGGTGTTGTTATTGTTGTTGGTATTATTAGATGTCGAAGTACTATTAGAATTCACATTTTGGTCAATATTAGAATTGTTGTTGTTGGTATTAGTATTGTTCGATGTACTGTCTACCGTAGAATTGTTATTATTGTTGTTAGTGTTATTACTAGTAGAAGTATTGTTGTTGGTGTTATTGTTGGTGTTGGTGTTATTGTTGGTATTATTATTGGTGTTAGTGTTATTACTAGTAGAAGTATTGTTATTGGTATTGGTATTGGCACTAGTATTATTGTTGTTATTATTATTGGTACTAGTACTGGTATTATTATTGGTATTAGAGTTAGTATTGTTGTTAGTGTTGGTCGAGGTATTGGTGTTATTATTGGTATTGTTATTAGTGTTATTATTGGTTGAGGTGCTAGTGTTGGTATTATTGTTGGTATTGTTATTAGTATTGTTATTAGTATTGGTGTTAGTATTGGTGTTATCGTTGGTGTTTGTATTGGTACTCGTGCTGGTGTTAGTATTATCGTTAGTACTAGTGTTAGTATTGGTGCTAGTGTTGGTGTTAGTATTGTCTGAAGTCGTAGTCGTAGTCGTTGTATCATTAGACGTACTAGCCTCACAATACTCGGTTCCGGCAGTACAGGTGCCGGTAGCCTGAGCAGAAATATTTTGGGCATACACTCCTGCAATAAATATTATAGCAAATGCGATTCTGGATCGCTGTAAATGTTGTAAAAACATGATAAAGTATTCCTTAGGTAAGTTGATATATGGTTAGCACTAGTATTTATTACTTCGGATCAAAAAGAGTATGCATATACGTATGCACATACTCATTCGGGCTAGGATTGCATTTGCTCTTTTAAGTTTTTATTCTTTTGGGTACATTAGTGATAAATACTTATTGACATAGGACAATATTAGTGTATAATAGAGTCATGTGTTAGAAAATTGTTTTTAACGAAACTACACTAGTAAGACTTCGGTCTTGCGACAACTAAACTAAAGCTAAAACAAGAGCATATACAGGAGAAAACATATGGCAAGTCTAGCAGACATCCGTGCCCGTCTCGCGGCACAAGAAAATAAATCATCCGGATCTAAGTATCCAGCATCTGATGGAGCGATCTATCCGCATTGGAAAATGGACGAAGGGGCTTCAGCCTCATTACGTTTCTTACCCGATTCGGATCCCGAAAACTCGTTCTTTTGGATAGAGAGACAAGTTATTAAACTTCCGTTTAATGGCGTGAAAGGTGATCCAAATGTGAGACAAGTGACAGTTCAAGTACCGTGCGTGGAAATGTTCGGTGAGAATTGTCCAGTACTAGCGGAAGTTCGTCCTTGGTACAAAGACGAAACTCTAAAAGAAATGGCAAACAAATATTGGAAGAAGCGTTCTTATATCTTTCAAGGCTTTGTTCGTCAGAACCCAATGGGAGATGATACTACCCCTGCGAATCCTATTCGTAGATTTGTTATTTCACCTCAAATCTTTCAAACTATCAAAAGTTCATTGATGGATCCAGAGATCGAAGAATTGCCAACTGACTTAATGCGTGGTCTTGATTTTAATATCAGAAAGACTACAAAAGGTCAGTATGCTGATTATTCAACATCTTCATGGTCTAGAAAAGAATCTGCTCTAACTGATGTAGAACAAGCGGCTATCGAAGCGAATGGTCTATTCAATCTAGCAGACTTCTTACCTAAGAAGCCAAGTGAAGCAGAGTTGCGTGTCATCAAAGAAATGTTCGAGGCATCAGTAGATGGTCGTCCATATGATGTTGACAAGTGGGGTGCTTACTATCGTCCATTCGGCGTAGATGCACCTGCAAATGCACAAAAAGTAGATGAATCGACCTCAAGTGCCCCGGCACCCTCAGTTGAAACACCTGCCCAAGTTGCTACCCCAGTAGTTGAAACAGCACCCGCTGTAGAGACTCCAGTAGCGGCACCTGCAGAAACTTCTGAACCATCAAGTGATAAAGCACAAGACATTCTAGCAATGATTCGTGCAAGGCAAACTGGCAATTCGTAAGAGTTGAAAGTCAGGGGGAAGGCAACTTCCCCCTATTTGTAGGAGAAAAACATGACACTACCAGACGAAAGATTTAGAGCCCTTAAACAAGGGAAGAAATTATTAGAAGAACTTTGCGATCCAGGAAAAACACCTCGTGTGCCGAGTCTTATCAGAGATAGGGCAAGAGCCGCACTGAGACATTATCCTGCTGATTATGATCTGGACAACATGGCAGAAGCCTGCCCAGAAATCTTGCAAAAGACTTCTCATTCTGATAGAATTATTAATAACAAGCAATCAACACGATAGGAGAATATTTTGGCTAAACCATTTGACGTTTCGAAATTTCGAAAAGACATAACAAAATCCATTGAAGGACTTTCAGTGGGATTTCACGATCCAACAGACTGGATCAGTACTGGCTCATATGCACTCAACTATCTTATTTCAGGAGACTTTGAAAAAGGTGTCCCATTAGGTAAGGTAACTGTATTCGCAGGTGAATCAGGAGCAGGTAAATCATACTTTGCCGCAGGCAACATAGTTAAATCAGCACAAGATCAAGGTATCTTTGTAGTCTTAATTGACACAGAGAATGCACTTGACGAAGCATGGCTACAAGCCTTGCAAGTTGATACTAGTCCTGAGAAGTTACTTAAACTTAGTATGAGTATGATTGACGATGTAGCAAAAACTATATCAACCTTTATGATAGATTACAAAGCAATGGAAGACGGTGAACGTCCTAAAGTTCTTTTTGTAATTGACTCATTAGGTATGATGTTAACACCTACAGATGTTGATCAGTTTAACAAAGGTGATATGAAAGGTGACATGGGTCGTAAACCCAAAGCACTGACATCTTTAGTAAGAAACTCTGTGAACATGTTCGGTAGTTATAACGTTGGACTTGTTGCAACTAATCACACATACGCATCGCAAGATATGTTTGACCCAGATGATAAAATCTCTGGTGGTCAAGGCTTTATCTATGCATCAAGTATTGTAGTAGCAATGAAGAAAATGAAACTGAAAGAAGATGCCGCAGGCAATAAGATTTCAGAAGTAAGAGGTATTCGTGCCGGCTGTAAAGTAATGAAGACTCGTTATGCAAAACCTTTCGAGGGTGTGCAAGTGAAGATTCCTTATGAGACAGGTATGAATCCTTATTCGGGTCTAGTAGACTTGTTTGAGAAATCAGGCGTGTTAA